ATTTTATAAAATAGCAAATGATTATGCTAAAGAAATAAACATACCTATAGAATATGCTGATTACAAGAAATGTGTAATTAGAGATGTAAATGCATACTCAATACAAACATTAGATGGTAAAGTTAAAGAAAAGAATATATTTGTTAGAGATATACAATTAGATAAAGGTTATAATATGCCTATTGTATCTGTAGCATTATATGAGTACTATGTAAATAATGTACCAATTGAGGATACTATAAGAAATCATACTAATATATATGACTTCTGTAAAGCTCAAAAGATAGGCTCCCAATATAAAGTTGAGTTACACTATTTAAAAGATAATAAATTACAAATAGATAATTGTCAAAAGACTAATAGATATTTTGTAGTTAATAATGGAGCAAAGTTATTTAAAAGAAAAGTTAAAGAGAACTCTTTAGCTGAATTAGTAGCAGGTAGACAGGTAGCATTATTTAATGATTACTATGAATCAGATAACTATGATATAAATTATAGTTATTACATTCAGCAAACTCAAAAGGTACTAGATAAACTAGAGCCAAAACAATTAAACTTATTTTAAATATGATATACTGGATAAAAAGAAAATATAATCAGGTAGCTACACTTATTTGGTGGATACCTAAGATATGGAATAACTTTGATTTTGACTATAGTTACTCTTTAAATATGCTATGCTATCAACTAGAAAGACAAGCTGAATTTTTAGAAAGTAATAAAGCTAATACCAAAGATGCTAAGTTTCAAGCTTCAAGAATAAGAACATTCTTAAGGTTAAAACATAAGATATATGAAGATGAATATTTTCAAGATTTTTATGATGAAGATAGTAAAAGTATAAATGATTTTAAACTTTACTGTAATCATGAAGCTAAATCTCATAGGATACTTTGGGCATTCTTTGAACACAATATACAAAAATGGTGGGATTAAATTAAATATTATGAGAGAACAACTAATAAAAACTATATTAGAATTATCTGGAGATGAATTTGAAAATGTAGATGATATGAAAGTATTAGCATTAGAATCAGAAGAGGAATTAACCAATAGAGTTATGAATATAGCTTATAGTTTAAAACAAGAATTAGATACATTATAATGGGAAGAAAAATATTAGTTATGATCATAAAGGCTATGTGTAAAAAATATCCTAATGATGCAGACTTAGGTAAAGAAATAAGGAATTACATTAATAAATTATAAAATTATGAACGTAAATCAAGCTAAAGATTTAGTTCAACGAGAAGCTTTAAACTCTTGGCACTCTTCTAATTATAGAGGAGTGCTTGAGTTAGCTACTGGTAGTGGGAAGACGAGAATAGGAATTATGGCAGCATCATATTTAGCTAAAAAGGCTGAATACGATTACACCATATTAATAGTGGTACCAACAACAGTGATTAAAGATGAGTGGGAAGTTGAATTTAAAAAATGGAAAGAATCTAAGACATTTAATCTATGTGTTCAAGTAGAATGTATAAATACAGCTAGAACATTTAACAATGTACAGTTTGATTTATTAATACTTGATGAGACTCATAGATATTTGTCAGGAGAGATAAACTTAAAGTTACTTAGAAACAATAAGTTTGATAAAATACTAGGATTATCAGGAACAATTGAAAACAATCTATTAGAAGAATTAAATAAATGGGCTCCTATATGTTATAGTTTAAATCTTTACGATGCGGTAGAGATGGGAATAGTAAGTGATTTTACAGTATATAATATACCTGTAGAATTAACAGCTCCAGAAAGAGCTAAATATATAACATTATCAGGTAAAATAGCTTATTTATGGGAAAACTTCAATAGGCAAGATTGGAAAAATATAACTCAAAGAAAGAATATATTATATCATGCTTCAGCTAAAATGAAAATGCTTCAAAAAGTATTGAAGATATTTGATGAATCTGATTATGGTATCATATTTAGTATGGATAAAAAATATGCTGATAAAGTTAGCAAAAAGATAGGGGACACTTGTGTTGCTCAACATTCTGGATTGAAAAAGAAAGATAGAGTAGAAGGACTCAAGAAATTTGCTGACGGTAGAAATAAAATTAATAAAATATCAGCAGTAACAGTATTAGATGAAGGTGCAAACCTTAAAAGATTATCATATGCTATTATGATGTCCAATTCATCTAAAGGTAGGCAAATGCTTCAAAGATTAGGTAGAATCTGTAGATTAAAGCCTGATGGAAGTAGTGCAATTCTTATAAGAATATACTGTAAGAATACCAAAGAAGAAGATTGGCTAGAATCATCTCAGTCAAAATTAAAGGTTGTAAATGTAGAAAATTTAAACCAGTTACGTAAATTAATAAATTAAAATTATGCCAGATATTAGTATGTGCAGCAATGTAACATGTATCTTAAAAGAGAAATGTTATAGATATAGAGCTGTACCTAGTCAATTTAGACAATCTTATGGTAGCTTTAAACCAGATAAGAATGATAAATGTGAATATTTCACAAAATTACAAAATGGAGATAGATTAGTAACTATACACAAAGAGTCATGACAATTACTGAAGAAAGATTTGAAGATATATATATGCCTAGACAGAATCATTTAGATGAAAATGCATCATTCAATGGCTCAATGTATGAAACATATGGAGAAGAAGTTGAATATGTACAATCAATGATAGAATCTAATAAAGTATGGACAGTACTTGATGGTGATGATGGAGAATTATTTATATCAGCAGGATATTGGAGAGTTAATAGAATGGGATATATAATAACTGAAATTAGTCATGAAGGAGAATCAATAGAAGTAGAACTAGATTAAACAATAAATTATAAACTAAAACAATTTAAACTATGAATGAAACAATTAATGAAGTAAAAAACTTAGAAAAAGTTAATCAATCTCAATTAGGAGTATTTATTAATGGAGTTACAGGAGGTAACCCTCTTAAAATAACAAGTTTAACAGATTTAGCTAATGAAATTAGCTCAGAATATAGTGTAAATTGCCAAGTTGAAGATTTAACAAGGTTTTACAATTTAGATGATGAAATATTTGAAAATAATATAGATTTATCGCTTAAAAACTTTAAAGATGAAATATGAAAAAGGAAAATGGTACGTAGCTAGAGCAGGAAGTACAAATTATTTAATACAATATATAGAAAATTACAATAATTTGATTTGCTCTAGTAATTATATTAATTCTAGAGGTAGGCTGGTACCTGGTGGAGCATTTCATGAAATAATTAGAGAAGCTACATTAGAAGAAGTTGCATCGGGTGAAATTAATACCTTAAATAATATAGTACCAAAAACAATAATTAAAACTAAAAATATGGATGAAGGAGACTTAGAATTGGAAATGATGTTCCAAAAATCAAAAACTAAAACATCACCTAGAGTTAGAATAAAAGAATCAGATATTGACAGACAGCAATTATCTAGCAGGTCTGGAGCAACTAGCAATAAATATGACGGAGTATTCCCTTTAAAAAGAGATGCTAATAGACCATTATTATTCAACTCTCCAGAATATAATAAATTAAGAAGACATTAGAATACTAAACTATTCAAATCAAATCATCAAATATATATTAAATACAATTAACAAAAAAATTAACAAAACAAACAAAAATTTAAAAATTAAAGATATGAGTAAATACGCAAGTGTAATATTTCCAGACGACAAAAAGAAGAATGCAGAAGCTAAAAATGATGCAGTAGAGAACGCACAAAATGAAGTGGTTAACGCAGTATTCGGTGCAAAAAGAGCATTAAGTACAGCTAAAAAAGATGAGAAAAGAGCTATGTCAGCAGTTCCATTTAGTCCAGCAGAGGCTTTACAAGCTTCAAGATCAGTTTCTAACTGTCAGCAAGACTTAGACGATTTAGAAGCAATGCAAACTGCAATGTTTTAATAGGTATAACCTATAATAAGAATTAATTTATAATATAAAGGTGGTTACATTTTATGATGATTTGGTGTAACTGCCTTTATTATAAATTTAATTTGGATTATTCAATTATTATTAGTAGTTTTACACTATGAATAAGAAAGAAGAAGAAAAAGGGTATGAAGTATGTCTAGCCTGTATAGGCTCAGGAGCAATATATGATGCAATAGAAGATATTGCTAATCCATGTCCTCACTGTTCTGGTACAGGAGAAGCCACAGCAGCAGAAAATGAAATCTTTTTAAGTAAAGAAATCAATTACAATTAATCAATAAAATTAAAAGATGGCAGAAATAATAGGACCTACTCAGGTTACTATAGATTTCTCTTGTCTCCAAAAAAACAAGCTTAGTGCTGATTTGTATACAATATTATTTTGTAGACATCACCCTAATTGTTTAATGCCCTCACTAATACAGGCTTTAGTAGATGATAAAGATGATACTTTACATTACTTAGAATATTTAGAAAAGTTAGGGTTTATTAAAATAACAGGAAAAGCTAAGTTTGAATTACGTCAAAAAGCCATAGATTTATTTACACCTAAAAATGCAAATAAAGATTGGTTAGAATTTCTAGGGAAGTTCCCATTAAAAGTACCGAGTAGAAACAATGGAAGTAGAGCATTAAAAGTTGCTAATCCAGATTCAAAAGGTAATATTCGTATAAAAAAGAAGTACTTAGATTTAATTAAATCTTCACCTGATTTACATCAGACTATAATAAAAGTATTAGAGGCTGAAGTAAAGATGAGAAAGAATTCTAATGAATTACAATATATGCATAATATGGAAACTTGGTTAAACCAAGCAGATTATGATAAATATGCATATTTATTAGAAGAATCTAATACGGATTATAAAAATGAGGACTACATGTAATGGAAAATAGGACAGGGAAGGTAGAGGAGAGAGTAAAAGGTATTAGGAGTATAAAAAAGTCTAAAGAAGATGGGAAGATATTTTGTATACCATTTAAAAATTATCCTAAGTTAGCGACATCAGTACCAGGCGTAGTGCCAGGTATGGTAACAATGATTACTGCAGCTTCAGGTGTTGGTAAAACACAATTAGCTAAAGCATTAGCTGTTAGAGAGCCATTAGAATATGCAATGGCTAATGATATTAATTTAAAGATATTATATTTTGCATTGGAGGAATCTAAACAAGAATTTATTGACTCTATGATATGTAATTTTATATCTGTTAAATGTAAAATACAAATAGATATATTAACATTACAGGGATATAGAGAAGAAGCTTTAAATGATTCTATAATGACCCTTATAGAGGAAAATATGCCAGAAGTTGAAAGAATGCTAGAAAATATTGAAATAATAGATTCTGTATATAATCCAACAGGTATATATAAATACTGTAGAGATTTTGCTGATAGAAATGGAACTCATCACTTTGAAATGAGGGAATTTATCAAAAAGAAATCAGATGGTACAGTTAAGAAGGTACCAACTAAAGTATATTCTCACTACACTCCAAATGATCCTAACCAAGTTGTAATATGCGTTATGGATCATATGTCTTTACTAACTCCAGAAGGAGGTGGTAATTTACATAATGCAATGGCTACATGGAGTACAAATTATTGTCTAAAACAATTAACTAAACATTGGAATTGGGCAGTAGTTAATATTATACAGCAAGAGCAATCTAGTGAAAAAGAGCAATTCTCAAATAATGGTCAAAGTATTCAAAAGAAGACTGAGCCATCATTAGCAGCATTTGCTAACAACAAAGAGATTCAAAGAGACGCTAAAGTAATATTAGGAGTGTATAGTCCAGATAGGTATGATTATGGAGAATATCACGGATATGATATAACTAAATTTAGGGATACATTCAGAGCTGTTAAAGTATTAAAGAACAGATTTGGACCACCTAATAAGTATTATCATTTCTTATTCGATGGAGCAACCAATAGGTTTGCAGAATTACCTAAAGCTAATGAGAATTTAGGTTGGTATTATAATGAAGCTAACAATTTATTAGGAAGAAACAAGTAAAATATGAAAGATGTTAAATTTAAATGTGATGAATGTAACTCTGAAGATGTTGAAATTAAAATGTGGGTTAACCCTAATACTGAAGAATTAGGAGGAGAAACCTCAACAGATGTATTAGAAGATGGATGGTGTAAAAATTGTCAAGAACATGCATTAATTAGAACTAAGTAAAATATGAATGAGGAGAGAGATAAAAAAGAAATACACATAGTTAATCCATTAAATAGTTGTCCTGCACATGCAGAGGCATCAGAAGAAGCTGAAAGAGTAGAAGTTGAGTATAATCATGCTAAACCAACTCATTATGAGTTATGGGAAGGTATGAAAGATACATTTGCTATCCATAAAGCAACTTTAACATTTAATGAATATGCTGGATTTCTAAAAGGTAATATTCTAAAATATAAACTAAGAATTGGAGATAAGCCTGATACGCCAGTAGAAAGGGACATATTAAAAATTGCAGTTTATAGAGAAGAATATTCAAAACTTTTAAAAAAAGGTCATATATGACAAAAGAAGAGGAAGCTAGGAGTATCTTAAAAGAAAAAGGATACTATGTAGGAAATTTATGGTCAGTAGATGATGTTAAATCACTATTTAAATGTGATGATGACGAAGCTTATGGAGTTTTAGATGAAGCATTACAGACTGATGGAGTGATGATTCACATATGGGAATCTATAGAGGATATAGGGACGAACCATAAATTAAATAAAATAGAAGATTAACAAAATTAGAAATAGAGGGATGGGAAAACTTAGAAAGTTTGAGATAGAGGCTATAGTAGATACTATAAAGACTAAAATAAAAACTCATAATGAAGGGATAACTGTATCGGATACAGAAATTAACACTGCACTACGTAATGATTACCCTAAAGTTATAGAGTATAGAAAGAATGAAGTTAAAGTAAGAGAGCTAAACAATAAGAATATTAAACTTAGTCAAGAGATTAAGGAAGAATATGGAAATGGTACCTATGTTTATCAACATGTTAGAGCAGTCGAAGATAGAGTTAAAGACTCAATATTAAAAAGCAAAGGAGCTAAAGTGCTAGATGAGGCTGAAATAACTAATAAAATAATTATTGCTGGTTCATCGGGAAACTTAGAAGAAATTATTACGAATTTAACTGAAGATTTAGGATTATAAATAAATAAAGAGGAGAGAGATGGCAAATAAAATTTTAGTGCTAGGTAAATCTGGAACTGGTAAAACGTATGCACTTAGGACATTAGACCCTAAGACTACATTTATCATTTGCCCAGATGAAAAGAATCCACCCTTTAGAGGATGGAGAAAGAATTATAAAATGCTCAATGAGGAAGGTAAATTTCATCCAGGAACTTGTAACTACTACAAGACAACTAAATGGGATGCTATTCAATCAAGTATGAGATTTATATCTGAGAAAAGACCTGATATAAAGACTATTGTATTAGATACAATTACATACGCTATGATTGGAGAGTTTATGGAAAAGGCTGCTATGACAGGTTTTAAGAAATTTACTGAAATGGGAGCAAATGTTTATCAAACATTAAAGATGATAGATGGATTAAGGGATGACTTAACTGTAATAGTTATGGCTCATACTGATACTGATACATTTAACGGTGTAGATAGTAGTTCATTTGGAGTTCCAGGAGGAAAACTTGTTAAAGATGTAGTTAAACCTGAAGGAATGTTTATGATAACTTTAGAAACATTAGTGGAAAAGAATGGAGAACAAGTAGATTATTACTTTATGACTCAGAATAATACTACTAATATGGCTAAGAGTCCTGTTGAAATGTTCAGTGGAGCAAAGATACCTAATGACATGGGAGCAGTAATAGAAGCTATTAATAAATATGAAAATGGCTAATTATTATTCACGTAGAGAAATATCTACCATACATAATATCATAGATAGATATATAAGAGGGAGTAATATAATATACAGGTTATATGAATCTAATATAACCTCTGAAGTAGATATAGAATTTAAATCTACTATCTGTAATTCTATAGAAAGACTTCGTATTCCACCAGGAATGGTAAGTATAGATAGTGCAATAGCAAACTCTGTAAATGTTCTAAGGAGGAATGTATATAGTCAGAAATCTATACAACAAATGGGAAGGTATGATGAACAAGCTAGACATATGGCTACTGGGATTAACCATCCTATTAATAGTGGTATTACTACTATGGCTAATACCTCAGTTAATACTGGGATGTTTAACTCTAAAAATCAAAAGTATAAAGAAGAAGAGTTATTATTATTATTAAACAAATAAAATTTAAAAATTAATGAGTAAAGAAGTGAAGAAGGATGAAGGAAGTGCAGTATGTAAATCATACGCAGACTTTCTACAAGCAGGGAAGGATGTAATTGAAGCTGTAAAGTTACCATTTAAGGTAAAAGCAGCTAAGAATGATTTAAATGGTGAGATAATTAAGTTAGAACAGCAATTAGCTGAAGCAGACTTAGCAATAGTTAAAGCTAAAAGTGAACATCCTCTTAAATTAGACGATATTTTAAAATCTATAAATCATAGAGAGTTAACTGAAAGAAAGCTTGAACAAGCTAATGAATTATCTAAAGAATTATTTCCAGAAGGATAATAATAAATAAATATAAATAAAAAAACAATTAAAATAAAAAATAGAATATGAGTTTTAACGGAAGTGGAGTAGATACGACAGAGAAAGAAAGAGGTCCTAAAAAATCAGTAGAACCAGGAATACATAAATTAGCTATTGCTAATGTAGAGTTTACTAAAAGTACTCAAAAGGAAACGCCTGGTATTAAGTTTACGCTGATGACTCAGCCTGTAGAAGGTTTAAAAGATGAAAATGGTAATACTATTGGACAAAAATGTGTAGAAACATGGTGGATGTCACCAAAAGCATGGGATAACAATGGTAATCCTGATGGTAAAAACTGGTGTACAAAAGCTAGATTAGCTATTTTAGCTGATAAAGTTGGAGTAAGAGAAGGTTATGATGCAGCTAAAGGAAATACTGCAGAAGAATTTGTAAATGCAATCGCATCTTTATTTAAAGGTAAGAAAGCAAGATTTGCAGTAGGTGGAGAAGAGCAATCATTTGAAAATGATGAAGGTAAAACAATTAAGTTTGTTAAACCAATGCTTTTAACATTTAAATTCGTTGAGAGTTTAGATGTGGCAGATGCTGATACAGAATTAAAGTATGATCCTAATAATGAGTATCACTTCATCAAAATGGTTGAAGCTGATGCACCATCATCATTTGGAGGTGGAGACACTACAGTAGATGAAGGTGGAGATGCTCCTTGGTAGTAATTTATTTAATTTAGTTTAATATATGGGGTGGCAGAAATGTCACCCCTTTTTTATTAACCAATAAATATTACTATGTTTACAGGAGGAGGTATAATAGAATTAACAGAAGAAAACATATTTAAGAAAACTTCAGAGTATGATGTATTTAGTTATTATATACCTGAATTTGAAGCACTTAATAAGAAGTTCTGTAGTCCTTTAAGAAATGATAGTAAACCTAGTTGTGGCATAAGAGATATTGAAGGTAAATTATTTTACAAGGATTTTGGTACTGGAGAAGTATTTACAGTGATTAACTTTGTAAAGACTAAATATAATTTAAATTATTTTGATGCTCTAAGAGTCATATCAAATGATTTTAATTTAGGATTAAACAAGCAATCTATCACACCTAAATCAATGGGTATGGCTGGTAAAATAGGGGTACCTAAAAAATCAGTACCTAAAGAGACAATCATAAAGATTAAAAGAAGAGAGTGGAATAAAGGTATAGATAAATCATATTGGAGTGAATTTGGATGGACAAGAGAAATGCTTAATCATTTTAAAATATGTGCAATATCTCATTTGTGGATAAATAGTACATATTTAACTATGAAGCCTAATAATCCATCTTATGCTTATATATTTCCAAAGAATGAGTTTAAAATACTGTCACCTAATAGTGAACATAAATGGATTTCAAACACTTCTCTGGACACTTTGCAAGGTTGGGAACAATTACCACCTAGCGGAGATTTAGTGGTCATAACAAGCTCCTTAAAGGATGTAGGATTACTATATAAATATGGATATCCAGCAGTTGCTCCAAGTGCAGAATCTGCAGGTATATCAATTAATAAAATTACAGAATTACAAGAGAGATTTAAACAGATAATAATACTATATGATAATGATGGGGAATTTGACCCAGAAGATTTAAAAAACGGTAAAGGTAAAGCTGCAGCTAAGAAATTATCAATAGAATACAAGCTTAAAATGGTATTTATACCTGATGGAGAGCCAAAGGATCCTTCGGATTTTTATAAAAAGCATGGAGATATTCCTACAAAAGAATTATTAAATAGATTATTATGAATATAAAAATTACAAAACCTGACAATAAGGAGTCAAAACTACTAAAGGTTTGGCACATATCTGATACTCATGGATTTCACAACTTATTAGATATTCCAGAAGTTGACATGGTTATACACTCTGGGGATGCTTCTAATTATAGAGATATCTATAGAAATCAACCAGAATTTGATGAGTTTTTACATTGGTACAAGCAAATACCTATAAAATATAAAATATTTGTAGGTGGTAATCACGATACAGCTCTTGAAAAGAACTTGTTTGATGTCAAACAAAAGATGAAAGAAATGGGTATAATATACTTAGAAAATTCAGATGTTACAATAGAGGGTATTAAAATATGGGGGAGTCCTCATACACCTCAATTTGGCAATTGGGCTTTTATGAAGGCTAGGCAAAAATTAGATAAAGTATGGAAGACTATACCTGATGATACGGATGTAATAGTTGTTCACGGACCCCCAAGGGGTATAATGGATAGCTCATTTAACTTTAATAGTTATATTGAACGATGCGGATGCAATGCTCTTAAAAAAAGAGTGTTAAGAATAGAGCCTAAATTATTTTTATCTGGGCATATTCATAACAATAAGGGTATTATAAATGCAGGAGTATTAAAATTAAGTGAATATGGCACTATATTCAGTAATGGTTCAGTAGTTACAGACGGTGAATTTGGCTTACTGTCAAGTAATGGTAATATATTTGAAATAGATTTATGAACAAATATAAAAACAAAGAAGAATTATATTTCTCATACTACTTAGACGAATTAAAGAAAGCTGGAATTATAGAAAGTTATACTTATGAAGAGGAAACTTTTGAGTTATCGGAGGATATTAAATACTCCTATAATAAAGTAACTAAGCTTAAAACTAAGGTTAAAACAGAGATTAAAGAGAAATCTTTACTTAAACCTTGTACTTATACACCAGATTTTATAATTAAAATGTCTATATCTGGTAGAATTTTAGGATTTATGAACAGATTAGAAGGTATGGATAACTCAACATTTAAAATGAGTGGACCAGAACCTAAATGTTATATAGATGTTAAAGGAGTATTTGCAGGTAGAACTAATAGTACACAATATACATTTCCACTTAAACAAAAGTGGATGTACCAGAAATATGGAATTTATACGAATAAGATAGTCCCAGATAAGTTATTTGCCCAGACCTTCACGCCTTATAAGGTAATACAAGAAGAAGTGTACAGGACTAATATACCTAAAAGAGGGATTAAAAAAGGAGATACTAAGTTAAAGTATCAGATCATAACCATTAACGAATGGTTACAAAAAATTAAATCTTGATAATTATCAAGTAGTATTAATCAAATTAATTATATGAAGTATTTTTTAATAGTAATTATGTTTACCTTCCCATTTTTGGGACCTAGCGAAACATCAGATGGAAATAATAATAGTGCTATAGAGGACGCATCCTCACGAATAGTTATAGACACGTTATCATTTTCACTGAAAAATCTGGACTACGTATTAGATAGATTAAATGTCAAACATAAAGACATTGTAATAAAACAATTCATACTAGAAACAGGTTGGGGTAAATCATATAGCTTTAGAAAAAGAAATAATTTATTTGGGCTATACAACTCAAGGGAGCATGATTTTTTCATATTCCAGCATTGGACAGAATCTGTCAAGGGTTATAAAAATTCAGTACAATATAAGTACAAAGGAGGAGACTATTATAAATTCCTTAAAGATTTACCATATGCTGAAGACAAGGGTTATATAGATAAATTAAGAGAAATCAAATATGATTTATAATCAAGGGTTAACAGATTCCTTAACGGAACTATTTGAGGAAGATGTCTCAAATTGGTCCAAAGCAGTTATTAGAACTAAGTTAGAAGAGGCACTAACTAACTCAAAAAATGCAGTATTAGACACTGAAGTATGTGACGAAGATGCAAGGCAAATTTACAAATATGTAAATAATCTTCATGACGAGTTCATGACATTATATACAGAAGAGCTTGATGTTCAGGCAGTTTAAAGAATAAAATTAAAATAAAAACAACAAAAACAAAATTAAGATGGCAAAAATTAAAGTATTTACAACAAAAAGAACAGGATTAACAACAATTGAAGCTGATATTACTAGCTGGTCAGAATTATTACACTTGGTTAAACAAAAAGGTTTATATGAAGGTGATATGAAGGCTGTAGTTAGAGAAACTCAACATGAATTTGGCAATGGTGGAGATGCATTACCTACTGGATTAGGTTATGATGATGACAATATTCAATCATATGATTTCACATTATTTTTATCTGCCCGTAAGACAAAATCAGGATTAATTAATCAATAATATTAAATATGGCTAAAGATTATGAATTTTTACCATTAAGCTTAGAAATAGAAAAAACAGAAGAGGAATTTAACAATACGGTATCAACTATCCAAAATATTGCCAACGATAAGGCAAAAGCAAAGGATGGTAAGTTAGCTAACATTAAAGAATCTTCTGATAAAGATCATCCATTCTAAGCATAATTAAACACTATAACCATACCCCTATTATTAATTTAATAGGGGTATTTTAAATTTTAATCCAATGAATATTAATCAATTAAATGAACATGTAGCTAGATCTATAGGGCTACTGACATCTATAGCTGACCCTACTCCAGAAAGATATAGAAATTACCAAATTCCCAATAGAGAAAATATTGAAATTGGGGATATAGTTAAATATAAGTGGCTTACAGGAACAGTTATTCATAAAACCAAACTTAAGTACCATATAAGTTTCAATAGCTTTGAGAGAGGTAATAATATATCTAAAATAGGTGTTAATAATAAGGTTCAGAAAGTAACTCATGCCCTACCTTCAAATGAAATGCTAAATAAAGGTAGGTTAAATAAATATATACAGCAGGGAGGGCTAATTAAATATAAGCATGTTAATAGAACTCTATCTAGACATGACTATTATTTTTTACCCGATTACGAAAATATTACATTTGACATAGGTTTAGATGCTAAAAAAGTTAGTCCATATGACAATCTGAATGCTTATATTTCTCCATCTGGAGCAATTAGAGGTTTCACCATTCCTACAGAGAGTGAATTAAACGGAGTAATTCAAGCATTTGAAGAGGAAATTGTAGCTAGGGAGGCAGAAATTAAAGCTGCTAAAAAAGAAGCTGCTAGGTTAAGAAGGGAGGAAGCTAAAAAAGCACCATTAAGAGCTGCAACTAGGAGTAAAATTGAGAAAATTGTAAAATCAATATACCCTAACGCACTATTTGGAAATTATTTAGATTTTAACTTCAATAGTTATAGTAACCCTAAAGCTGAATATTCAGCAGTTATACATTTTGAATCATTAAATGTCACTAATAGAAGAGGATTGTCTAGAACCATATTAGATATGAATGTTAGATTTGATTTTGACAAAGATGGTATAATGTGTAATGAAATGCTGGGAGCTAGATCCACTTTAACAAACTTAGAGTATGCTCATGGATATCATTTTAGTCATTTGAAAAGAACTACCCGTGGGGATCAATGGAGTAAATTCTGTCTAGGTAGTACTGATTTATCAATGATGATATCTCAACTGATGTCTGAACATAAGCCACTACTATTTGAATCTATAATGTATATGTTACCTAATTATTTAAGTCATGAAAGCTTAGATGGTGGACCATACTATAAAATGTCTAACTTAATTTCAAGATCATCAGGAGAAAATAGCTCTAATATTATATCAGAATCCTCAATAAGGAGGATGCTTATCCCACAACTTACCAAGATACCTCTAAAATTAACAAAATGTAATCATCACGAAACATTAATTGTAGATGGTAATGATGGTAGTTTTGAGGACGCAGTATCAAGAATTCTTATAGATAATTTACCTAATAGTGAAATTAATAAGCATTGTGTATACAAGGATATTATAAATAAAGTATACCACCCTATACCTGAAAGTACTAATAATAGTGATTCCATAAGTGTAGGTAGAGCAAATTCAGAATTATCTGACAGACCGCCTTTAATGGTTATAAACGGGAAAGAATATAAAATTAAAGTTATATCCGAATCTGTTAATCAAGAAGAGGTAGATAATTTTAAAACTGATCCATCGTTTATTAAAGTTATGTTACGTGAGTCATATGATAAAATTTGTGAAATTATTAATAATTATCTATACGGATACGCACAGCTTAAATCAATATCAACTGAATATGGGAAGATTCAACAAGAAAAAGAACAAACAACACAAACAAAACAAACAACAGAGTATGAACAAACACAAGAATAAAACTAAGGTTAACGTGGCAACAAGTACTCCTAAGTCTCCATTATTGAGATTACAGAATATAACTAATCAAGTAAGAGTTCCTAAGTTGTTCTTAAGTAAAGAACTGTTAAGCTCTATAAATTATGCCCACAGCGTTGTAGGTAATGACGAATGGAGTGGGACATTAATTTATAAATTTAATGATAGTAAATTTAGCATTCATGAGTTATATGATACATCAAAGGAGGAAGAAATAACTATTACCGCTGAGAAATTTTTATTGAGAGATATAGGCTCCTCAACACTTACTGAATTTGAATTAACAAATGATCAAGTAGTTGAGCAAATGGAATTACAAATGAAAGGTCTAAGATGCGGGTTAATTCACACTCACCATAACATGAGAGCTTATTTCTCAGGTACCGATGAAACTGAATTAAAAGAAAACACTCCCGCTTATGAAGTATATCTATCACTAGTAGTTAATCACGGAGATAAAAATAACTATGTAGCTAGACTATGCTGGAAAGGACAAATTGAAAATGTAGTTGAAAAGAAAGTTAAGCATTCATTTAACTTCCTAGATAAAATTAGGAATGTTAAAAATAAAGCTGAGGAAACTACAACTGAAGATGTAATATTCTTTATAGATTTAGAAATAGTTAGGGAGTCTACAGGAGAGCTGTATGATGCAATTCAAAGATGCCTAAAAGCTAATGAAGCTGCTAAGAAGGCTAAGGCTGCAACAGTGAGAAGTTACACACCTACTAGTCATACTAACAACGGAGTTGGCAATATTAGACCTGCTGGAACACCAGTTCAGAGTAAATTAGGTTTTGACACTACTCCAGGAGCCAATAAGGTTAGTAAAGTGATGGAGTCTACAGGAGCTAAAAAAGCTCTAGAGGTAGTTAGAAATGGACAAAGCTTGTCTAATACTACCTCTGACATCAGAGAGACTTTAGCCAGGCTTCAGGAAAGGGGTTTGTCAACTACTGTAAACACAGCTTTCACAAATATTTCACCATTCTTAGTTCAGTGGTTTGCAGGAAATTTAAATGATAAAAGACCATTCTATAATTTTATGAATACTTTATCGTCTAAGACTGACGAGCAAATAGATGAGCTAATGGATGAAATGTCTTCAAGATTTGAAGAGTATGTATTACAATACTTCGGAACTGATGATGATCCTTTACATTGCCTGGAGATAATGCTAATATGTTATGCTATTAAAGATATAGTTGACTATCCACCTCATAATAGTAAATATCCTATTATAGCAATGGTTGAATTTTTAGATAATACCGTTATAGAGGAGGAGGAAAGATTGCTGGAGATGGATATTGAAGAATTAGGCATTAACAAGGAAGCTGTAAGAAGTGAAGAACTTGAAGAAACTGAAGAAATGAATGTCGGATGTTTTGAATGTGATAGCACTGGCTTTGTCAACTTTGGATTTGGAAATGCTTCATGCCCCACGTGTCAAGGAACTGCAGTAGCATCTCCAATGAATATTCATTAAAATTAAAATAAAATGGAAGAAACAACAATTACATCGGAGACTTTGGAAGTCTCTGATGTTTCTTCTACTGAAACAGTAGAGGATAACGCAACAATTAACAATAGAACTGTTAGATTTTCTGATGCCCCTTGGTATAAACCTGGAACAATGGTTATTGTAGGTGGAGCAGGTTCAATAGGGTCATGGTTAAGCTTAGGTTTGAGTAGACAAGAGGCTAAAATTCAATTATTTGATTATGATATGATTGACGAAGTTAATATGGCTGGTCAAATGTATAGTACCTCAGATATAGGTAAGAATAAGGCTGACGTAATGGTTGATCAATGCATGGCATTCTCAGCTAATGGTGATGTCGTATCTATGGGTAAATATGAGGAAGATTCATTTTCTAATGATTTTGTATTTTCAGCATTTGACAACATGGCTGCTAGAAAGTTAATGTTTGAAAAATGGGTTGAATTTGTTACTAGTGAGGATATGAAAGGTAAGCCTGCAATATTTATTGACGGTAGATTGACCGCTGAAGAAATGCAAATTTATGCAGTCACTAGGAAAGATATTGACAATTACAGGAAGTACTTATGGGACGATAAAGATGTCCCAGATGTGGCTTGCTCATTCAAGTCTACAACTCATTCAAGTATGACCATAGCTGGATTTATGACAGCTATATTTAATAATTATATTACTAATGTTCATTATAAGGCACAAGTTAGAGAGGTTCCGTTTAGAACATCTTTAGAGTTCCCTACAATGATGTTTAACACTAAAGAAAATGAACCAAAGTCATCTTAGATTTCACACAGATACTGGTCGAATATATTCCAATAAGCCACCTCTAGTGAGTAGATTAGGTAGTGAATATGTACCTAGATTTAGAATTAACATTAAGGGTCAAACTGTAGCCTCATTGATAAAAAATACTGCAGTAGGTGATATCCGTAATACGCAAAGTAGAGTGAGAATTCACACAGATTACTTCAAGAGAAGTTTTGAAATATTGTCTGAACCATTAGAGCCCTTATCAGTAGGAGGGTTTAACAGAGATGTAAATTTAAACAAATTATCAAATAATGCATTTAGCAATATTACTACTATTAGAGAGAATTATATAAATATTAGTATGCATACTGGTAAACATTTTATAAAACTTCCAGGATCAGCCATAGTAGTAAATAATTATGTAGAATCTAATCCAACTTCTAATACTACATCCTATGAACCATTACATATAGAATGTGTTAAAAGAGAGCATGTTAGATATGTTAAACAGTGTATGATGCTAGGTAAGCCTGTACATCCAGACGCTATTAAAGTATTTGTAAATGATAAGTTTGATTGTATAAATGGAATTGATAGTGAATTTTTAGATCAGTTTAATATTTATAAATATCAAATGTTGGAGTTAGGGGTTAAATTTGAAAATGTGCCTAACTTTGATGAATTATTTACAAGGTTTAAAATGCCCAAAGCTAGAAGTGTTGATGAAAATACTAAAAACATGGAAATTATAGCCTCTGAAGCATTAAATATAATTAAAGCTTCTAATGAATTTAGATTAGTATCAGGAACAAGTGTAGAAAATATTTAAATTTAATATTATGAGATATTCATTAGTTCAACTTGTAGAATGTTTGAACAACGGCATGAGTGATAGCCGCAAATCACCTAATTATGTACCTGAACGTGGAGATGTGGAAAATTCTTTAGATATGGACTTAGGAACTTTATCGAAAATTAAATATAAGCTAGGTAAATCCTTAATTACTAGTTTAAATCCTTCAAAATTTGAAGGTGGAGGTACTAATATAGGCAAGAATAAATAATTATATGATTAAGGTGGGGATTAGGTTTGTGAATATACCTAGTTTCCACTTTAATCATTTTTAAAAATTAAATAATGGAAAGTGAAGAGAGAAAAGATGAATTGACATTACTTATAGATGCAGATTCATTAATATGGCAAGTAGCTCATTTAGATACAGTTGAAGAAGCTATATTGAAATTAGATGAAAAAATCTATTATATGTTAGAAGATAATAAAACTGATAAGTTTGTTATGTTTTTAACAGGTAAAGATTGTTTTAGATATCAAGTAGCTAAATCAAAACCTTATAAAGGTAATAGAACAGAAAGACCTAAACCACAATGGTTAAAAGTTATAACTCAATACATGGTAGCTAAATATAAAGCTGTTTACTATAAAAAGTTAGAAGCTGATGATTGTGTAACATACTTTCAGAATAAGATACCTAATTCAAGGATTTGTGCAATAGATAAAGATGTTATTAAATCAACACCTGGTACACACTATAATTATGGTATGGTAAAAGTACCAGACACAGAACCACAAGAATGGGTAACTAAAGGGTTAATTACTGTAACTGAAGAAGAAGCTAAATATGCATTAGATGAGCAAACTCTAACAGGGGACGCTGGAGATAATATACCAGGATTAAAAGGTGTAGGACCAGCTAAAGCTAAGAAAATTTTAGATAGCTCAGAATATCCAGAAGAGGGTATACTGGCATGTTACATTGATATGCATGGATGTGCAGAAGGTATAACTAGATTTGCAGAAACATTTAGATTAGTATATATGCTAAGAACAGATGAAGATTGCATGAGAGAAGTAGGATATATCCCAGAATTACCTGAGATACAAACCTATGTGAAAAGTGAAGTTGAAGAGAAATCCACGACAGAGTGGGATTAAATAATTAATAATGATAAATGAAGTTAAATTAAAAAGTGGTAAGATATTACATCTTACTAGTAAGAGCTCAAGAGAAGTTGTGCTTAAGCATAATTCACTGAGCTTCATTAAAGTAGAGAAAGATAAGAAGAAAATAACTAAAATAGAAGTTGATGACTATTCAGTTTCAATTGGCGATATATTACAGATTAAGTTATTTAATGCTGACACTATGCCATTTAAAGTTAAATATATAATAAAATTAAGTGATACTCAATACTCATTATTAGCTACCAAGCTAACAAGTGCTACTAGATGGATTATGCCAATGATTAGAGATATGCATCAGACATATACTAGCATGAAGTATAAAAGTCATTTAGTTAACTGTTATGTAGGTACCGAAGATGAGGGTTATATGCCAAATATATATCTTGTATATAGATGGTCTGGATCATTAGATTTTAAAGCATTTGAGGATAAGTTAAAAGAACATGACCTATTTCAACAAATGGTAGATTTGGATAGGCATCATGTAATGTATATATTTAAAATGACTGAGGAACAATCTAAAGTATTTGAGTTATTTAAAGCTGGGAAGTATTCACATTTCCCTGAAAATTACAAAAAACAAGTTATTAACTTTGTAGTTAATCCTGCAGAAGCTCCAACAGAGGCTGATAGGAAAGCCACTATTACATATGGAACTTTATATAGGACTGATTTACAGAGAGATAAGATACAAAAATTAGTTGGCAGTAATGCTACATTACCTCCAGATGCTGAATATTATAGCATACCGACTGAAGAGAATGAAGTATATACTGGAGATATAGAAATACCAAAAGATTGTGAACCATTAAAAACATAAATTATGATACATGTAGATAGTCCTGTTGAGCAAGAATTTCAAAGAAAGAATGCTAATGCTCTAGCAGAAGAAGAAGAAAAAGAAAATAAATACGCTAGTTTAAAAAAGCATGGAATACCTTGTGATGGTTGTGGAGAACTATTTACATATGAACAATTAGATGAAGTTTCTGATGAGTTTGACGATATCAACCACGTATGTAAAGATTGCTAATTATGAAATTAACATTAGAGGAGCAATTAGGAAGAGGTTGGTTCAATCTAATGAGTAGCTATATAATGTCTAAAGAATTTAAAGATTTAGGCAGGTTTGTAAACAGTAGGAGAGGTGGGTTTAACAATGATGTTTACCCAGCTCAAGAGGACATATTTAAAGCATTTAGATTATGTCCGTTAGAGAATTTGAAATGTGTTGTTGTTGGATACGAACCGTATGGTTTGGAATGTGATAATGGACTAGCCTTTGGATACAATGGGGCTGGTCCGTTACCACGGACTTTGAGTGACATATATAGAACTTATGAAATTGAAGTAATGGATGGTTTAGATTTAATGTTTGAATACTCATTAGAGCACTGGGCTGAAAAAGGTATACTAATGTTAAATCTGGCATTAACTAAAGAAAAAGGATCTAGTCATATTTCCAAATGGAAAGGATTTTCCTCACACTTATTAATGCAATTGAACGAATATTATAGTGATATTGAGTATTTCTTTTGGGATGAAAGAGCTCTTGTAGCTAAATCTCTATTAAAGAATAAACAAATATTAGGGGTACCTAATAAACCATTTAAAGAAATAGAAAAATTAACAGATATAAAATTTAAAGATTATTAAGAATGATAGAAGACATGAGAAGGTTGGAAAAGATTATGGCTAACTTCAGTCTTTATCCAGTTAAATTAGAAGGTGAGCTGGGAGGTCCTATAGCAAGGTTAATATTTTGTAATATACTAGCTGATAAATATGAAGAATTAAGGACAAATAAGCCAAATAATCATATTCATAATGGCTATCCTAGAACTCCAGTTTCAAAATATCTTAACTATAAAGATAATAGTGCTATTAAATTTCAATTAAGAGATGGAGCTATTAACAGTATAATAGGATATAAGGATTACTATCATAAATATAAAATGATACAAGCTGGATTTAATGAGGATGAGAACTATTTAAAATTAGAGAAATTAAAAATCATTAGGGATGATGCAAATGCTCAAATGATTAAGTTAACAAAAAAGATAATTAAATAAAAATAAGAGTGCAGGCAATAATTAATTAACATTTATATAAATCCGTCCATGAGTAAAATTAGTTTCTAAAGGGGTTTAGAGTGAGCTTATGGATTAGACTTAAAAAATTGAATTTTATTACTTAACAAAAAAAAGACCTGCACTCTTTTATTACTAACAATTAAAAAATTTTAAAATATGAAATTTACAATAATTTACACACTGTACTCACTAGTGTGTATAGGTGTTATAATGTCAGCATTTGCATTCTGGATGAACAGTATAATTTCTAATGAGTGGTTATATGCAATTTATATTATAACAATTATTAATTTTCTAGCATGTAGCTGGATAGCAGGTAAAAGTCAAGGGTTGTACTAACCCTTAACTTTTGCTTTTTTTTAGACTTCTTCAACTATTGAGCAATCCACTTGTAAGCATCCTGTAGATTTCTATCCAGTTGATTGAATACAGGTAGTAATTTCTTACCTTTTCTAACAAGTTTCAGCTCACCTTTGTTAGCACCTTTTTGGTAAACTTCAGAAGGATTAAACATCTGGTCAATAAATTTACCAGTTTTCTCTACCATCGATAGGGATGCTGCTGGAGTAGTTAATATCTTATAAGGTTCTTCTGCAGAACTATAAAACCTAAGTTCAGAATAGAATCTTCTAGATAAGTATGCCATAGTATAATAAAATTCTTTATCATCATCATCAGCATCCTCAGCTAAACCTGCTAATACTCCAGACAATGTAGCTGCTAACACCATAGTTCCCATCTCTACAACAGTCTTTCTAATATTAGCCCTTTCTTTATCTGTAAGATTATTCCATTCTCCAGATACCATTGCAAATTGCATCTTTTTAAGATCACCTGAAATATCTCTTATAAACTTAATACCTGTAGTATAGTATCCTTCAGCATCCTCTTCTAATACAGAATTAAAAGCTATATCATCAGCAGTTCTATGCTCCTTACTTTTACCAGCACCAGCAATACCTCTCCATCTTCTCTGAACACCTACAACCATCCACTTTCTTAGCATGAATGCAAATTTCCCAGTCACATATCGTTGAGCCATCGCTTTGTTGGTATTATCATAATTACCATGCAATTGCTTAATAACTTCTTTAATCTTTCTTTCTACCTGAAATACCTCATCTTCTGAGAATGTAACACCTTCCTTAAGTTCTAGCTTTTTACCTTTTAATTCATAAGCTTCATGTAAAGCCATTTTACCACCTTTACCGTCATCAACTTTAATATTATCTAATATTGCATACATTAAACTTGACTGTATGTAATGCTCACCCATATGATTAATTGCGTGACCAGTTGACATACTTAAAGACCTTTTCAATTTACTATCGTTAGAATATCTATCAACTATTCCAGAAAAATCTCCAAAAGCATTAAACTTCTCAACTAGCAAGTTAGTTTTTGATTGAGGAACTTCTCTTTTAATATCTCCCAGTATGGCAGCAGAATCTTTCATTATTAAAGCTTCAGCTTTTCTTAAGTTGGTACCACTAAAGTGTTTACTCCCTGTGCTCTCTAAAAAGTTTTGAAACTTACCTTGTAGTAAATTGACACCTCCTGACACATAGTTTGCAATAAGCATTGTGTGACCAGTCCATCCCATTACAGTATTGGCAGATTTATTAATGTTAACTCCTAACACATCCCCATGATCTATAGAAGATATACCGTATAACCTATCTTGAACAATTGAATTTAATGTTTTATATACATTTGAGTTAATACCTTTACTTCTAATTGGCTCATAATCTTCACCATTAAGCATCTGAACAACCCATTTACCAGCTTGTTTCTTAACAACTTCTCTTGAAGCAGCTCTATCATTTAATAATTCTACAATATGAGCAACATCAGACTTAGCCTTATAGTTAGCTACATTATTATAATCCATTAAAGATATACCAATTAAATCATAAGATTGTTGAGAAGCCTTTTTTAAGTTACCTCTATAATGAATAGGTACTTTTTGATTCTCCTTACCTTTCTCATCAGCTATTACAACTTTAAGATTAGGGTCAATTTCTTCTAAAGGCTGCTCACCAAACTCAGTATCTTCACTATCTTTAACAAAAGCATCTTTAAATCCTTCTGCTCCAGCAGTCCATAATCCTTGCTCTTTAATTCTCTCTAATCCAGTCTTTTCTATAGCTGGTAACTTATAAGTTATCTCTTCAGGTTTTAAATTCTTAATATTCATACCTAAAGAATATCTACCTGGAGTTATAGCATCTTTTCTTCTAGATTGGTCAGTTAAATATAAATAAGCCTTCTTAGTTGGATTAGAATCATCCATTTTTTGAATCTTATTCCATTGAGGATTTAACTCTTCAGTTTTTAACTTTTGGTAAAATATAATTTTCTCCTTAGCTGTAATCATTTCACCAGCTTCTTCACGTTGATTCCACTCTTTATATTGAGCAGCCTCACGGTCCTTATAAGTTGACTTATATTTACCAACCATATAGTTAGTCTCTTTTCCGTCAATAACCTCTATAATGTCCTTATAAAGCTTCTTTTGGTCACTTGTACCTTTAGCTTCCATAAGCTCATCCCAAATATCCCTAGCCTCATCTCTTTCATTTAAGAAGTCCATTCTGGATTTATGATCAGCCTTATCTAATACCTCAATAGTAGATTGAATAAGTGCATCGTCTATATTCTTAGGGTCAACAACCCAAGAAGTAGCTTGTCCAATATCCTTTGGGGCAACTTCTAATATTCTATCAACATACTTATCTTCCTCAGATTGAATCTTTTCAGCATTCTCAGCCAACTTATCATTAATATATTCCTCCTTAGCCCCTTTTAGACTTTTTCCTAGAGAAGATTTAGCATTTTTATAACCTCCGTGAGAAGCATAGAAATCTCTTTCATATTGAACCTCGTAAGAGTGTTTAACTCTATTAGACATTGGAGCAATAACTTGCTTTAAAGCTCTAATTTCCAATGCTTTATAGGTGGTATTAATATTTTTAAGATTGACAATAGCCTTATCTAAATTTCTTTTCTTAAGTAAAAGTTTAACAGTTTCTGTATCACCTGTTCTCTCATACTTTTCTATTTCATCATTTAATAGTAATTCTACTTCTTCAATTAAATCAAATGCACCTATAAAGGTACCTATATCTTTCAATCTCTTAGCATCTATATCTTCATCAGAAGTTCTCATTTTAGCTAATGCTGATTTAATCTTAGATGTTTGAAAGTTAACTTCATCAACATATCTAATTAAACCTTTTACATCACGCTTATCCTCTAATTCTTTTAATAGGTCAGTAATATGATCCTTAAATTCAGAATTGTTAGAATCTTTATATTTTTTCTTAAGTACTGAAACTCTACTAATTACCTTCTTAATAGTTTCATCCATTTTAGAATCTTCCTCAGAAGTAGGCTTTTCACTATTAGCTGATTTAGAGAACATTACTCTTGATGACAATTCTCCAGTTAACTTATCCATGTTAACTTCATTGTTAAGCATTCTCCTAGAAAGTTCCATAGCAACATTCCCGTTAAGTCCTAACTGAAGTCTTAATTTATTCAAGAATATTTTAACCCATGTTTTAAATGGTGAGTGCTTCTTTTGCTCATATAAAGCTGCACCTTCATAACCAATAGCTGTAGTAAGTATTTCTAAATCCATTTCTTCTGGAGTTAAACCTTCATCAGCATAAGCTTCTAATACTATTCTTTCTAATTTACTACCTTTTAATAAATCACGACCTCTTTTAACGAAGCTATTGTCCATACCTCCCAAAAGGTCTAAGAATAAATGACCAAATTCATGAATTACTACATCTTTAGATAATAAGTTTGTATTAATTGCAATTTGAGGCTTACCTTCATTATACATGCCATTTGGGTAGTATCTACCATTCTCCTGCATATTGGTATCAAAAATAATATCAACACCTGGAAATGACTTTTTCATCAAACTTAACTTCTCCTCAAATGAGGATACTTCATCTACACCCTTAGCGTCAGCTAATCTGTTTTTTCTACTAGCATAAATAGGAGATTTAACCATTGATTCATCAAACTCAGCTTGAGCTTCCATTTCATCTTTAGCCAATTCCCATCTCTTAGTTAAATATTCTGGATTAACCTCAACAGTATAATTAGGAATACCTTCTCCAGTAGTTCCTATCTTCTCTATAATTAAAGGTAGAGTGTCTCCTATAGCACCTCTTTCATTACGTTTAACAGCAGCATTATAAAGTTTCTTAGTAGTTTCTAACCTAGTTTCTTTAGTTTGGTCAGCTCTATACTTAGAATTTCTATAAGTGTGTAATATATGATGTTTATCTTCAGTCTTACTAGACTTATTTTTAGACGTATAGCCCAATTTAGAAATGTAATCTAACATTCTAGTTTCTAATTCGGGCTTAAAATCAGACTCTTTAACAGGTAAATTTCTATCACCTCCATAAGAGAAAGTTTCACTATCATCTAATAACTCAACTGGAACTTTACCGTCATACTTATCCCAATAATAGTAAGCAAGTTCTGGATGAGCTGCTTCTAGTTGTTGCCATTCAGGAAGGTTTGTATTTGGACATTTGATACTCATAGTATTTATTTTTTACCTTTACAGTGTTTCTTTAATTCTTCATTTTCATTCTTGGCAGCCTCAAGTTCAGCTTCTTCCAATTCTATAGCTTCCATTGCTTCAGACTCTTCTTGATCATAAATATCTTCAGCTATTCTTAAAACCTTATTATCTACATTTCCTGGATATACAGGGTCTACAAAACTACTAAATAATTCTGAATTTTCCAAATTTAATGCACCATTATTTCCAGAGATTATAGATTCATCTGAAAATTCAAATAATTTACCTTTAGGACTACTATATCCAGACTTATTAACTCTGATATACACACCAGTACCATCCTCCTTATTACCTTGATACTTAAATAACTCCTTAATCTTAATAACTCTATCAAATGCTCCAGGAACTTTCTCTTTACGAATCTTAGTTACATAAGGTTTATATACTGGATTAAAATCTGAATCATATCCTACAATTAAATTAGGACTACTAACTCTATTAACACCAAAGAAAAGGTTTCTATAATCCTTTTTGTCATCATTGAGGTTAATTGCACCCTTAGCTCCTACAACTGGAACTATTTCTGTGTCATCCCAACTATTTTTTAATACTTGATCCATTAACTCAGAAGGAACTTTATCTTGACTCTTTATAGAGTTATATTCTGAATCAGTCATCCCCATAGCATATAGTATTCTATAGTCAACTAATTCAAATATAGTATTAGAACCTCCGACAAGTCCTGAAGTATAGAAAGAATATCTAACTAAATCTTCAGCCAACTCTCTAGTAGAAGGTTTGTGAAATAAATCTAACCAATAGCTAGTTAAAGCTTCATTATCAATTACATCCACACCACCAAGTTTATTAACCTTTAAGAAATCAGGTGCTCCGTATGTGCCAGGAACAAATGATAATGATTGAACTAATGAGTTATTATCATGAGTTCCAGAATTTTTCAATTCATACATTCTCCTACCTACAGAATTTTCACCGTACATTAAAGAGTTTAACTTTTCATTTGTAACTTTATATGTCTCACTATTAGCCATTAAAGCTGCAAACTGAAGGTTGTATATCTTATTAGCCTTTTTAGCATCTTCTAGCTCTGTACCATATACTTTCTTATATGTATTTCTAACAGAATCTAACATTCCGTTACTTCCCATCATTGACAATGGACCTACAGCTTTAGTTACAGCAACTGGACCATTCTTATGGTAGGTACCTAACATAGTACCATCAAACATTTTATCCCAATTGATCAAAACTCTTTCCCCTAAATTATTGTAGGTATTACCAACATTATTTCTCTTATCTACCATAACATAAGATTCCATTAATGTGGTTCCTGGACCTTTAACTGGAGCTTTAGAAGCTTGTACAGATTGTCTTAAAACTTTAGATAAATTCCTAGTATATAAGAATAAATCTAATAAGTCCATTTGCTCTTGAGCATCAGGCATTGAGTCAGCCTTAGCGTTACTCATTAACTTCTCAGTAGAGTAATCATTGATTGAAGAAGAGCTATTAACTTTCTTTATGTCATATTCAGCCATTACTAATTCTAATGGTGATTTAGAGTTTCTCTTAACAGCTTGACCTTCTTTCTCATTAGTAAGCTCTATAAATCTCTTAATACCTGGTTGAGACATTAAAGCTGTAACTTTTTGAGAACTAATACCACTTCTCATCATTAAGAATGCTGCATTATTAGTTGCAAAGTTAAAGTTGGCTCTACCTATATAGTTATCCTTAGCAGCATCTACGAATGCATTCATATAAGCTGAAATAACTTCAGTTAAATATACTGCATTATTTAAAGTCTTTTCAACCTTACCTGTAAGATTGCCATCTTTATCTTTAGCTAGAACCTCAAACTCTTTAATAAAAGGATTTGATAAATCTAGTATACCATCAGAAGATAGTCTAGTTCCTCCCTCATTAATCTTTTTAAATCCAAATTGAGAAATAGCATTATCAGTTTGCTGATTAGCTAATTGCCCAACTCCACCTTTAGATGTAGAATTTTCTCTTCTAATGTCCATTTGGAAAGTAGGGTGATAAATTTCTAAATCTCCTAATTTAGGACTAGGTAACATATACTTAATTTGCTCTTCTAAGAACTCAGCATCAACTGAAGATATTAGTCTAACAAATGAATGATTACTTTCTAATACATCTTTATATAAATCAACCCTTCTAGACTTTAAAGCATTAGTTGTATTTTGCTCCTCTATAGCTAGATTTGAAAATTCCTCAAATGAAATTGTCTCTCCAACCTCAACTAATATCTCATCAGCAATATCCTCAGCTTCTGATAAGTCTAATAATGAGAATAACTTATCTTGATTCTTAGCTATCTTACTATTTAAAAACTCTTTATTTAAGTTTTTAATCTCTTTTAAGTCAATACCTTCATCAGATAATATCTTTATAGCTTCTTTTTTATTCCGTTCAGCTCTAGCATAATTTTCATACCTCTCTTCTACAGTAGAATTAGAGTCATCTAAAAATTTAATAGCCTCAACCTTACCAGTCTTTCTATTGAAATGTAGAGGTGGTTGAATGTAATACATCTTATCAATATCAAAATCACTACCAGTCTTTGCAGTAATTTCAGCATAAGCTACAATAGTATTTCCAGCATGAGGAGGTAAAATACCCACAATCTTCAAGCTATCATTAGACGCTAACTTTTGATTAGGTATTCTATATCCAATAACATTTAAAGCATCTTCATCAATAAGCTCCATTATTTTATCTGGAGACAACTTTTTGACTTTTTCCCACTTGTCACCAAACAATGAAGCTAACTTATTATAAGGTAATAATATTTCTCCAGGTTTAGTACTATACTCACCGTTAGGATCTTGAGTGTATCTAGGAGGTCTTAATTCTGTTTCATTCTTTAACCATGTAATTCCAGACAATTCAGACTTATTTAATTCTGCAGGAGTTTTAAAGTTCTTACCTGCTAAATCAGAATCAAATCCAAAATCTGACATTTGAATAGCAGAACCACCAGCTTGTTTAACTGTAGTGGCTGCAGATTTAAACATCCCATTTATCTTACTATATATCTGACCTCTATGGCTATGTATTAAATCAAATGGTACTCTAGCCTTTAATGCATCTAATAAATATTTAGACTCCCCTTCTTTTTTGAAGGTATTATATAGCTTATCATACAATTTCTCAGTATCGTTGATTCTTCCATCTTCACCAATTCCTAAGTCTTTAGCTAATTTTTCAAAACCTCTATCCGATAATGTAGTAGACACATTAGTTATAGCTTCAGCTAACTCTCTACCATTCTTACCATTATAATCCTTTTCAGGATCTAAATCTGCAGTAATGTTAACTTGTATTTGAGAACCAACTAAAGTGTCTTTATCTTTAGATGGTAAATCTTGTTGTAATTTCCAATGCTTATTCCTAAGTCTTATAGGATTAAATACTATATTATCAGCCTGAATGTCAGTAGGTTCTACAGCCCCAACTTTAACACCATCTCCAGTAATCATCTCGGAGATGTTATTTTCACGCATAGCTTTTTCCATATTCTTAAGAGTTGGATTACTCTCAATAAAATCTGGAAATAATATAGCTTGTGAATATTTTAAATATATAGGTCTAATTAAATTAGTATTAGGGTCTTTAAATAACTCAAAGTGCATACCTTTCTTAGGTTGAAAAGTAGTCATTTTTTTAGAAAATAAATCATAATCCTCAGCTTTAGCTTTGCCAGGAGTCATAACTCTATCATAAGCTTCATCCATACCAGCTTCCCAGTACCCTAAACCAATCATTATTTCTTTAAATCTAGGCATTGTTATCCAACCTTGAGCATCAGTTCTATTAACTCTAGAATAAGCATTTCTTGATGCTTCAATAGAAGCTATCATTGCAGCTTTCTCATCAGGATTCTTAATGTCCTTAGTAAGCTTTTTAATGTTAGCTATATGCTCATCATTAGATAAAAAGTCTGATTGAAAATCAAAATTAGGAGCAACTGCAATATTAAAGTATTCATTAACTCCTTCAGTGATTCTAAGAGAATCTCCTGTAGCAGTAGTTGCTGGAACTCTTTTTAAGAAATCCACACCTGTCTTATAGAACCTAACATCACCAGTAAATAACTTAGTATACTCTATATTAGATATCATACCATTAGTTACATAATTGGCTGCTATATTCTTCATACCTTTAGAAATGTCTCCATCCTTTAGGTATTTATCTCTAATAGCCTTACTCAATGAAATATGAGTAACTTTACCTTTTTCTTTAGTTACAAAAGTACTTTCCATCTTTGCTGCTTCAGCATCAATATAAGCATTTAAAGTAGCTTTAATATAAGGTTTTAATTTATTTCTAGTACCTTCCTCAATTGTTGAGTTCTCACCGTCATCAGATATAAATGTCTCATGTACAGAGAAAGGTTTATCACCTTTACTTTCATTATACAGTCCTAATTCTTTAGCTGCTTCTGTACCAGGAGATAAAGATGGAAACGACTGTAAAGTAAAGGCATTACCTTTCTTAAAGTTCTTTTCACCCTTGTCCATTTTATAATGGTAGTTAACAACTAAGTTCTTAGGGTCTATCTTATCTTTACCATAAATAGCTTCATAAGCTTTATTCATAGTATTTAATTCATCTACAATGTATCCAGCAAATATATCAGCCACTTGGTCAGTAACCTTACCATTAGGTAAATTATAGTGGGGTAAACCTTTCATTAAATATGATCTAGATTTATCAGCTAATGTTAAATAAGGTAATGTTTTTTCCATTACTATCATATCAACCTTAGAAGAGTATTCATCTATATATTTAATATCGCTTATGGATACACCAGAGTCATTCCCTTGATATTTTCTACTAAGGAAAGTCATAACTTTTAAGTCATTCCTTCTTTCTTCACCATACTCTTCATCCATGTAATAATTTCTATACATTGAATTTTGAGTAAATACATCCTCTAGCTCATGAAAGAATAAGTCATTATTCTGCATCTCTGTAGACTGTCTAGTAACATAGTCATACTGAGTAACAGGATAATACATCTTACCATCTGGTCCAAGTATCCCTCTATTAGTTAGAGATAAAGTGTACTTTTCTATAACATCTGATAGGTCATATAATGTACTCTCTGTAGTCATAGGAGTTACAAATGTATTAAACTTAATTTTAG